GTCCAAACTTCCTATCTCTTACTTCAACGAATTCTTAGTCTTCGAACGTATGCCTAAACAATCGTCCATTATACTCAAAGGTAACTGTTTCACCTCTTTGTACTTGTATCGGAACTTCTTCACAAAACTCTTTCTGAACAATCCTGGATTGAGCATTATTCTTAGCAACGTTAGAACCGATAATAGCTCCAGCAATTGTAGCTGCTGTTTTACCAGAACCGTTTCCAACTTGATGTCCTAAGACACCGCCAATGACTCCACCCACTATACCTGATGTTGCGGTATTATCTACGAAGACATCTCTAACTACGCATTGCTTCTGATAAATCGTAACATATCTCGGTGTTGTACTTAGCACAACCACATCAGCAAAAGCAAATGTTGGTAAGAGTGCTCCGAGTAAAAGAAATTGTTTCATGTTTTTCTCCTAACAGTGTTATATATACGGTGTTACTAAAGGAAACACTAAAATATGGTAATATATTACCACTTTATTAATAATAATTTCCAAACTCATCGATATTAACATCTTTACCTGGAACAGGTCTTAATAGATGTTTAGTTTCTACCGGTTCTTTTCCGAGCAATACACGTGCACGGTCACGTACTTCTGCAGTGACTGCATGTCCATACATTTCTGGATCAAGGAGGCTTTTTAGGAATTGCATTACTTGAGCTTCATTCATATATTCAAATCTCACGTTACTATTTATATGTATTTTTAACTAGGCTTTTTTATTACTTTTATATGTCATAACCAAGAATGACATCATGGATATTTCGCCAGTTCAAAACTCGTGGTATATCCTTATCATCAGCATTATGCTCATGTGACATTAGCAATGGGTTCAAGCCAAAATATTTTCCGACTCTTGCATTGTCTGGTTTATCTTCAATCCACCAGCATCCGGTGTTTTCATATTTTGCCAATGCTTCATCTTTATCTGCACCACAATCTAGGTAGACAAACTTATCAAAGACGCTTGGTCCAAATAATTCAGAAAGGTTTTTAGTTCGCAAATGCTGTGCGTATTCATCATCACTCATTGAAGTGATTACATGGAATATGTAACCATGTTCTTCATGAAGCTTTTTGACATATTTAATTGCATCACGAAATGGAGGAAGTCGACGTATGGTAGCTGATTCATTGAACATACGAATTAAGCGTTGTGCTTCATTCCTAGGAATCTCATACTTTTCATCCATCTTGTATAGTCCATCATTGACTATTTTATAACCATGACGATTCATCCAACGATCAAAAGAGTGTTCCCAATCGCAGAGAACACCATCACAGTCAGTTAATATAATTTTATCTTTCAATTTATAATCCTTTTTTCAAATTCTTCAATCGAGCCTGGAAATCTCCAAGCCCATATAGCCACTAAAGCCATAAATCCTACTGACCAATAGAATCCTTTCAGCGGAATAGTAAAGAACATAATCACGGCTGATGATGACATTGTAATCAGCATCATGTATTTTAGTTTAGTGGGAAATATTCTCTTCTCAGTCCAATTCGTGAGAAACGGACCAAACTTTGGATGGCTATAAAGCCATGCGTGCATCTTAGGAGAACCTTTAGCAAAACAATATGCCGAAGCAACAATAAAGATACTAAATGGAATACCTGGCGTTACTACACCAACGTATCCCATTGCTAGACAAATGAACCCTAGTACTTTCCATAGAAACTGTTTTATGATATTTCTCCTATACAGCACCTAATAAAACTTTATCTATTTCCATAGCCATCTCTTCAACCAGCTTCTCGTACTCATACTTAGACTTTAAATCGCCAACAAACTCCTCAGAAGCCTCAACCCAGCGGCCATCACTCAGCTGCATCATCATACCACCGTCGCAGTCAGTAACCTTTAACCAACGGTATTCTCCCTTAAGGATCACGAAATCACCAGGAAATATAATCATATTAAACTACCTCTCGCTGTTCTGAAGTCAATGCATTCCAAACATCATAACCACCGGCACGTCGAATCTGTGCTCGTGGATCCGGATCAGTTTCCATGGACAAGACACTTAGATTATCTCTAAGCTCATCGATAGCTTTCATCACGTGGCCAACGTTGTTTGCTTCTTCGCAGACAACCATTAGCTTCTTGTATGATGCAGCAATGTCGTTAACCAAATTCATATCAATCTTCTTAGTAATCATAATATAAGTCCTTATTCATTAATGTATGGTGCTATTATACGACATATTGGGCCTAATGTACAATTTATTTTTCGTATATAAATCAACGGCTTAGAAAATCTCTCTCCTAAGCCGTTGATTTTGTTGATATTTTAAATTGTAACAAATTGTGACAAATTGTGTCAGCCTTGGCCTCTATACCGCTTAAAGCTGCGTTTCTTATGTTTATTCATGCTGGCCATCTTTAACTTGCCATTTCCGATTGATGTTCCTTTCACGAACGTAGTTCGTTCAACCTTTACTTCCGTTTTCTTGGCCATGATATGATTTCTCCTTAATGCATGGTTTCATACTGATATAAATCGTCAACTAACTCTTCTATTTTGTTATCAAGGTATTCTAACTTTTTTTGTATTACGTGAGCTTTCTTAGAATTACCAGACTTTTGTAACTTTCTCATAAAATACTCCAATTCTCTAGAATCTTTCTTCAGCCTTTCAACTTGTGGACCATGCATAGCACTTACCTCTCGTAGTTATTGGAAATGAGTAGAAAAGTTAAGTATCCTCCTTTTTGTAGTTTATAAAGTAAAAAAGAACCTAAGCCTTATTCAGACTTGGTTCTTTTTCGGTTTTCGAGTATAATATTTACCACAATATTATTTATAAAATCTAGTCTTTGATTAAATTAGGAAAGGCTTCTTGCACTAATTTTTTAGTAATACCTTTATAGTGCGCGGTGTTATTCTTATATATCAATTTTTTATCTTTCATAAGAATAAGAACTTCGGCATCTTTAGGATGTACACTCTCAAGTACTTCGATGAACATCTTCTCTCTACGCACAGACGGTAAGCCATCTCCTCGACCACCTTTTACAAAGTACGTAAACTTCTTAGCCTGCCTATGGATGCTTGATTTACTATATCCATCTGGAGTATGTTCAGCATTATATGGCGGAGTTCCTTCTGGCAAAGTAAATACAATAAGCGAATCCATTGCACCACGCAATATAGACTTAAGCGCTATTGTCTCATGCTCTTTCAGAATCTTTATCTTCTCTTCTTTTGTTTTTGCTGCAGCTGCTAATTCAAGTACTTCGTGTATGTACAAATTCACGTAAAATCTCCAACGCATTCTATTAGTAATTTACAACGCTTCTTAATAAGATAGTTAAGTATCTTCGAAGGATGAGCAACTTTAGTGTTGTCAAATATATCTATAACAGAATTTCTCAGTTCGATTGGAGTCTCGGATAAATCAATCATCTTTTTATTGCGTATGTAATTTCGATACGCTTCTTGATCTGAGTCTAACCAGCTTGAGGTTTCCACATAGTTCGAGTAATGAGCTATTTTCTTTTGAGTCATTGGCGTTTGTCTAATGCCGCTAACAAAGGTATCATCGCCAGAAAGAATATTAGGTACACCGTCAGAAGAATCACCTTTAAAGATATGCTCGGTAAGATAGTTTACAGGATCAGCATGTTCGACAAACTTCTTAGTCATTGGAGAGAACTGTCGAATATTGTTATAACGATGAAGCTGTATAAAGTCTTTATCAGCAGAAACAATCATAACGTTTTCATGCTTACCAAACTCTTGAGTATTTTCACACAATATACCAACGATGTCATCAGCTTCACATCGATCTACTTTAATCACTTTATAAGGAAGGTTTTCTTTTATTTCTTCAAGAACTAAGTTTGTGATTCTAAAGACTTCATCCCAATCAAGCGTTGATTCATCTCTATTTGCTTTACGCTTGAACTTATACTGAGGAAAGACTTCCTTTCGCCATGAAGATGAATCAGCTGCGATTACTACTTGTCCGTACTGATCTCTAAACTTTTTATTGTACATACGAATAGAGTTAAGAATCATATGACGAATCATATCTTCTTGTATATCTATTTTTTGCACAATAATATTAGATATTGCAATGCCGGAGTAATCAATGATAATCATTATTATATAACCTTTTCAATTTAATATATGATATTATATCACAAAATTCAATATTTGTACACACTTCCCTTATCAGTCATTGAGTAAAAATAGTTTATAACGAATTCCGATTCTTTTCTTTTGCAATCATAATTGAAGCGTTCGCTCTTCATTGGCCACCAATAAGAATTATATCCATTCATATCTTTGTACATGAATCTCAAATAGAGCCACGAAAACTTTCTTATACCATACGTGTTATCTTTAAAACTTACTACTTTCATAGTTATTCCTCAAAGAGTCCTTTGTGATTATCCATAATTAATCTCAATTCTTCAAGGTATTCTGCCATTTCATCTACACGGGAGTGTAGCACATGATATCTTCCTTCATGCCTCAATAACATTGCATATGTAGTATTAAGAATAACATTGAGGTCAGAAAGCATTTCGGCTGAAGATAACGGATCATAGTCTAACTTCAGTAATTCATAAACTAAAGCGTCGATTGCGTCTGCTGCAACTGACATAACAGGATCATCCATCTTCTCGATATCTGCAGATTTTCCTTCTCTCGTTTTACTCGGAGTTGGAAATTGTATGATACTAGCTGACATGTAATCCTCTTAAATGTGATTTACGCACTTTCACTTGAATCCATCCATTATAGTAGTCTTCCCTTAAAAGTGCATCACGTTCTATTTGCTCTTTTAATTCTAAATAAGCACATTCCGCTTTGGTTTTACATAAGTGCAATATTGTTCTTTGGAATGATTCATGACCAAGTGCAATGATATCATTCTTTAGTTCTTCATTAGAACCACAATACTCTTTCCAATCAGATTCTACTTTATATCTTTTCTTTTTCTTATTGACTTGACGAGTTTTCATAGACCAGAAAAACTTCTTTCCTATATACTTCTTACCAGTCTCTAAGTTTTCGATTAGATATACAAAACCGTATATTTCTTTTGGATCTAAATTATCAGGCTCATATGCAATCCGCCTAGGCGGTAACCCAGATATTTTTTCTTCGATTATCCACTGATTCATAAATAGCCCATATAGCAGTTATATGGACTATTTATAGTTCATTCCCAGTCAGTGTTTCCATATCCAATGGACTCAATGTCCATTTCTTCTTTTTCTAATTCGCCGCAATACGGGCAATACAGTATATCAATACCTTCGTCTTCAGCTTGCTCAGACATAATCATATATCGAATACCGCAAGAGTCACACGTCTTAGTCATTAACCATTCCCCCAAATATCTTTCCAGTCTCCAGTTAATGCGCCACGTGCATAGTCAGTTGCGCGATTCTCGAAGAAGTTAGTATGCGTTGGTGCATTAATCATTTCTTCTACCCAAAGTAAAGGATTCTTCTTAATCTTAAATATGCCCTTTAAGCCTAAGCTAATTAGCCGACGATCGCAGATGTAACGAATATACTTCTTAACATCTTCAGCTGATAGATCTTCCATGTCACCCATAGAGAATGACAGATCGATAAACTTATCTTCTAGCTCAACCATGCGCTCTGCAATAGTATAGATTTTACCTTTCAGATCATCATTCCAAAGCTCTACATTTTCTTGAATATATGTACGGAATAACTTAATCATATTCTCAGCGTGCATAGTCTCATCAACAATAGACCATGTAATAATCTGACCCATACCCTTCATTTTACCATGACGTGGGAAATTCAATAGCATAATGAATGATGAGAAGAGTTGCATTCCTTCAGTAAATGCTGAGAATGCTGCAATGTTTGTTGCTATTGTACCTTTATCTTGGGTATCATTAGAAAGATCCAAGAAGTATTCGTGCTTATTAGACATGGCTTCGTATTCAAGGAACTCATTATATGTCGACTCAGGCATACCCAAAGTTTCAATTAAATGGCTGTAGGCGGCCACGTGGAGCGCCTCACGCGCGGCAAATCCCATAAGCATCATTCTTACTTCAGGCTGAGGAAAGTGCGGGAGATAGTTATTAACATATCCTCCAGCAACATCAATATCACCTTGCGTAAAGAATCGAAAGATGTTTGTTAAGAATCCTTTTTCTGAATTTGATACCTTATTATGCCAATCCTTAACGTCTTCTGCCATAGGCACTTCTGTGTGTAGCCAATGGCTTTGCTCATGCTTTAACCAAGCATCATATGCCCATGCATAATTGAATGGCTTAAAGTAAGCTCTTTCGTCTGTTAATTTTAACTTTGTTGACATGTTATCCCTCACATGCTAAGCATGGTTCATCGTTTACTAGAGCACTCATGTCTAGCTCCTTAATGATTTGCCGCTCAATCTTATTAGATACTTTATCTGCTTTACCGAGCTTTTCTGATCGGCAATAGTAGAGCGACTTAAGTCCTTGTTTCCATGCTAGGTAGTGTGCAGCATGAACATATTTAACATTTGAATCTGGACGGAAGAAAAGATTAAGCGACTGTGCTTGATCAATATACTCCTGACGCTTAGCAGCATGATCGATCAACCATCGCTGATCAATCTCCATGGCAGTCTTAAAGACGTCTTTTTCCCATGCGTCAAGGAATGTCAAGTGTTGTGCTGATCCGTCGTTTGAGATGATTGAGGACCAGACTTCGTCGTATTCTTGCTTGACTTCTCCAGCTTCAATCTTATTTTTAATAAGCTTATCAAGATGCTTATTTTTATTAAGATGAGATCCAGAAAGTGTATCTTGACGATACGCGTTAGCTCTAAAAGGCTCAATAGAAGGGCTAGTATTCCCCATGATGATAGAGCTAGAAGCATTAGGAGCCACAGCCATAACGTGAGAGAAACGTAGACCACTACCTTCTGCGTCGGGAGGACTACCTCGCTCAGCACCCAATTCCAAATTTGCTTCATCAAGTTTACCTCTTATATGCTTAAACATTCTAATGTTAGCACCGGTTGCCATAGCACTTTCCCATGGCATATTCTTACTTTGCAGATAGGCATGGAATCCTAAAGCGCCAACGCCGATGCTGCGTTCGCGGAAAGCCGAAAATTTAGCACGAGAAACAGTATCAGGTGCATTGTCAATAAAATACTGAAGTACATTATCCAGCATTTCTGCTACATCTTTAAGGAATTGCGCGTTCTTACTCCATGAGTCATAATACTCTAGGTTGACTGATGAGAGACAACAAACTGCAGTACGCTCCTCATTGGTTGCTAGAATAATCTCTGAACACAGATTAGACTGATGTACTTTTAAGCCTAAGTCTTTTTGGAACTGCGGTAAGCCACGATTAGAAGCATCAATGAAATGGATATAGGGTTCGCCGGTTTCCATTCGAAGCTCGATGATCTTCTGCCACAATGCCTTAGCAGATACCGTATCCTTGATCTGGCCAGAATGGGGTTCTACAAGATTCCATCCATCATCAGCATCTGGATCCGTCATAGCTCGTTCTACTACTTCCATAAAGCGATCTGTAATATTAATACCATGGTGTAGGTTCAAGCAACGAACATTCGGATCGCCTGTAGGCTTACGCATCTCCAAGAACATTATAACGTCTGGATGAGATATATCCAAGTAAGTAGCGTAAGAGCCCCTGCGAGTGCGTCCTTGGCGATATGCGAGGCACGATGAATCGTAAGTCTTGAGATGAGGCATAACACCCACAGACTTATCATCGGCGCCACGGATGCCAAAACCAATCCCAACGCCACCGCCAAGCATAGATAGCCAATTTGTTTCAGAAAGGTTTTCAACGAGTCCCTCCGCAGTATCATTAATATAGTTTAGAAAGCAAGAGATTGGCATACCATTCTTAGATTTGCCAAAAGAGAGAATAGGAGTAGAATACGATAGCCAATGCTTAGATGAATAATCGTATAGTCTTTGTGCGTGTTCTGGATTTGAGCTAAAGGTTTTACTGACAAAAGCAAACCTTTCTTGAGGAGATTCTTCATCTTCCCGCATGTAGCTTTCTCGTAGTCGTTGGAGACCTAACTTATCAAATAGCTTATCTCGGGAGAGATCGATTTGTATACCATTATATTCTTGTTTTGCCATAGTAATTCCTTCAACTTAAGACCAAAATACCATTTGTATTTTCTTTTGATTGGTCTATTATATATCATATGAACTACTTTGTACATACAAATGTGATATATTTTACTCTGGAGGATTTGCTGCAGCTCTTTCTTCGGTGAAATCTACAGCCTTCTCATAATACACTATAATTTCCCTTTGCTGTAAGATATAGCGTCTGAGCTCTTGTAGATTGATTGAAAGGTTTTCATAATCTGGAATCGACATTGAAACAAAAACAATCTGACCATTATTTTTTTCAAAGTCTGCTAAAAAATCATCTAAGGTATCTGGAGTAACAACATAGAATTGCACATTATTCAACTCGACCGGTTGAGGACGAATCGGAATTTGAATATTTGGATATTCAATCTTTGTGACAGTGACAATCCTAGGTTCAGGATCTGGCTTTGAAAATCCTAGTAGGCTACAACTACTCAGGAATAGGCTCGAGATCACTAACAGACTTATTGTCAGTGTTTTGTTCAATTTCTCTAAAGACTTCAACTGTACCATTGTTTATTCTCGTTTGTATTAATCCAGGTCGTGCTATAGCTAATCTTGTAAGATCATGCTTAGCAAACTTGCTTCTCATTTCATTCAATCCAGCATTTGCTTCTTGAAGGTTTGTTTGTAACTCGGTATTTAATTCGTTCTGCTTTTCCATTTGTGCTTGCAATTGATTCATGGAAGCAGTCTGCTGTTCTAGCGCAGAATCAAGTATCGCCTTTTCTGCAGATAACCTTTGAATAGTTGCTTGCGTGGAATCATAATAATACTTAGCACCGAAGATAGCACCACCTATAATTCCAAATACTGCTATCATTATATAAAGCCTTAACATTATGCTAATCTCACTCGTACTGTTCCACCGTTATCATAATATGCTTGACCGATTCCTACACCGCCTGATGCTGCATTCGCTTCATTCGTGTATGGTCCAGGCAATGACCAGCCAGATCCGTCTTGTATATTTTGAACAGTCGTAGACGCATCGATAAAGTTATTGACAATTTGCTGAGATATTTCGCCAGATCCTACCTCATCAAATTTACCTGTTAAAGGATTAAATTTGTATGGCATTAGCTAGTCCTCGTTACGGTCAAAACGTTTCCAGTTGCATCATATGTCATTGCTAATGTCATAACGACGTCGCCAGCTGAACCGCCTAACTTATATTCTACAACTGTAAGATTGCCATCAACATCATATGTATTGTTTATAAAATCGTGGGCAGGAATGCCCAGCGGATTTGACATATCAGTTTCACGGGAATATTTCTTTAACATTATTTTTTCCTTTTCTCTATCATGGCATTAATGAACTTCATTCCAAGTGAGCGGCGATACATTCTTTCAGTATCTTCTTTTTTTCGTTTATCCCGCCTTGTAAAAAACATAGGACCGGCATTAGGAGCCATATCTACCCCACCACCAGCGACGGAGTTTGCTGCTACTTCTTCAGCGTAATTTTTAAAAGATTTCATCGCTTGATTTCTCCGGGATTAATGTAAATCTTTTGATTCGTTTTTATATGAGTAACTTCGTATATTGGAGTAGTGATAATAGTATCGACTGGCATACAATTTTCATGAACTAGTACTGTACTATTTTTTAACGCAATATATTCTCCGGTTTTTGGAGATAGAACATCAGACTTTAGTGTGTAAATGCCTGGTTGTATGATTGCATTTTCCATAAACCAAGTTGACTCGAACAAAGAGTCTTCAAAGCTAACATCCATTTTATCGAGTACTTTAAGTAATGCCTCTTCAGACATACCTGTTTCTTCTTTGATTAGAAATAAAGCTGTTGCCCAAGAAGCAAGTTTAGTTTTTCCAAATGGAAGTTTATTGAGAAGCCTTTTGATATTAAAAACTAAACGATGAAAAACAGTATACGCAGATTTTTCATCATTCGTTTGAAGGGTAGAAGCTTTACGTAATACCTTTCCGTCTTCATCTACGATACCTAATTTATACGCTTCTGTATCATCCCAAGATGTAGTTAGCAACTTGATAAAGCGATACGCGTAAAATAAGTCTCCTGTTCTTGAAATAACACTCATAGATGTCTCAATCTCTCAACCACTAATGGGTTTAACGGAATTTCTATTTTTTCATTATCATTGACATAATTAAGATACACTAACATAGTCTTGATTATTGGCCAATGCTGTTTCTTTACCTTGTACCATAACATTTTGGTACCAGCTTCTATACTGAAGACATTACAGATGACTACAATATGATTAAGTATTAATCTTTCTTGCAGTTCACCTGTATCGTCGTATCTACTTAATAATCTTTTGATGTACTTAAAACGATTTAAGTCATCGTAAAATTCTTCAGCTTCAGTACATTGTTTATTGTTATAATTATTAGCTGCATAAAGAAGAAATGTATCTTCAGTCAAAGTTTCAAAAAGCTTCATAAAACCCTCAATAAAATAAAGTATTGCTACTCTATTTATTCAGGTTATTACTCGTCTTCTGAAACTTCTACTTCTTCTACTACTTCAACTTTCTTAGCTTTTTTAGGAGCTTCTTTTTTTACAACGCCATTCCAAGCATCTTGCTGCTCTTGTGTCAGCTTAGCACCTTTAAGCTTTTCGCCCTTAGCTGTAAAATAACCATCTGCTTTCGCAATTGAATCCTTTAAGTATCCTTTTTTTGTAGCCATGTTTATGCCTCGTTATCGATTAAAATTAAATCAAACAAACCACCAGCTGCACAAGTATTCCCAGATAAAACCTGCAATTCAATGTCCGTCTTTTCTGTGAATACTAATGGTACTGGATAATTATATTCTATAGGAACACCAAAGGTAGCAAATAG